CTTCAGCACACCGACGGCCGTGTTGACCGCCTCGGTCAGGGCGCCCGACTCGAACGCGGTGCTGAGCTTCTCGCTGATCTGCGTGGCGAACCCGGCAGCACCGGCGGTCAGCCGCTCGAACGCCGGCGCTCCGGCCGCCGCAAGCTGGCCGAGCGCGGTGACGACCTGACCGGGGATCTGCCGCAGGTTCGACAGGCCCTGCGTGGCTCCTGCCATGGCTGTGCCGAGGGCGCCGCTCGTCCCGAGTTCGCGGGCGGCTCCGGCAGCGCCGAGCGCCATCTGGTTGAGGGTGGTGGCGGTGGCGTTGAGGTTCGTGCGCACCACGGGCAGCACCGCCGTGGACAGGCGCTGCAACTCGTCGGCGAACCCGGCAAAGAGCCGGTTCTGAACGCCCTGCTGCAGGCGTTCGAAGGCGGGCTGTGCGTCACGTACCGCGGTGGCGAAGGCGCGTGCGTTGGGCGCCAGATTCTCCAGCGCCTCAGAGAACTCTGCCGCTTTGCTCGGGTCGAGCGCAGCGGTGATCGCGTCCTCCACGCCGACCATGCCGAGCCGGATAGCGGCCGACGCCTGCGTGATCGCGAGCATGCCCGTCACCGCGACGGCCCCGGCCGGCGCGATGTTCTCCAGCGTGGTGACGATCCCCGCGAGGAGGGGTGCGGCTGTTCCTGCTGCGGCGCCGATTCCTGCGACGCCGATGCCGACGCGGCTGATGATGCTGCCTGCGGTGCGGGCCGCGTTGGCGAGTGCGCGGAGACTGAAGTTGAAGCGGTCGCCTCCGCCTGCGGCGTTGGTGAGGGAGCGGTTGATGAGGGCGGATTCGGAGACGAACCGGCCGCGGAGGTCCCGGAGTCGGCCGTTGGCATCGCGGGAGAACCGGTTGAGGGCGCGGAGTGCTGGGTCGGTGTCGCCGTCCACGCGGATCGTCGCATCACCGACGAGGTTGCCGTCGCCTGCGGGGGTGCTCATGTGAGGTTCACCCCCATGGATTTGAGGAAGGTCTGGCTGGCGTCTTCAGCGCCTTCCCACCACCAGGGCGCCTTCGGATCGCGGGTCTGGTCGGGCTGCTGGTGTTCGGTGCCGGGGAGGGCCCAGTTGCGCACGCCGAGTTGCCCGTCGAACCTTTTGCGGGCTCGGTCGGGTGTCTCGTTCTCGCGGACGCCCAAGCGCTGGACCATTTCGGCGTAGATCCAGTTCAGGAACCGGTCGGCTGGAAGGTCGCCGGGATCGACGCCTGCTGCGGCTGCGCGTCCGTCGAGCTCGTGCCAGATGCCGGGCTGGCAAGCCCAGTGGACGAGTCCGAGGACGGCTCGGTAGGGCGGAGCCCGTAGGCCTCCAGCAGCCACTGGATGACCTCTGACGCCTGCTCCAGTTCGATCGGGTTGGTGAGGTCGTCCAGCCGCTTCTGGAACAGCGCGTTGGACTCGGGCAGGAGGACCATGCCGAGGGCGTCGGCGAACACGTTGAGCTGCTCGTCGAAGGGGGTCTTCTCGATGTCGGCGAACCGCTTGGCGAACCGGGCGAGGGTCTTGCCGGGGAGCGCCTTGGCGGCCTCGAACTCGTCGTCGTCGATGCGGAAGACGAGCCGTTCGCGTTTGCGGCTGAAGTCCTTGACCGGCGCGGCTTCGGTGGGGATGGGCTGGGTCATGGGGTGGACGGTAGGTACCGTCCAGCGAAGATCATTCCGGACGTTCAGAGAGCCGCGCGCAGGGCTTCCTGGAGGAATGGCTGGGCCTTCGTCCCAGGATGGTTGACGAACCGTGCGTACACGACGCGGCCTCCAACGGTGAACCTCAGCACGCCGCCTGGACGGCGCGGGAAGATTCGGTGAGGTCGGGTGTCGTTCAGCACATAGATGCTGGCTGGGTGGGTGGAGCGCACGGTGCCCCGGAACTCGCCGCCGGGGCCGCGCCCGATGCTCACGCGGATGCCCTGCTTCATGCTGCCGGGTGCGCGGCGGATCGCTTCCGCTTCGACGCGGCGGACGCGGCGTTCCATGTTGCGATATACCAATCCGCCCGGCAGCCGCAGAAGCCGTTCAACGCGAGATCGGTCAAGCCTGAAGCTAGTAGAGACGCTGAACACCATCAGGTTCGCGCGGAGGGGACCCTCGCGTTTAGGCGAGGAGTGAATCCACGCTCCCCCCCTTCGCGAAGTGGTAGCATCTTGGTTGTGGCTAGAGGTGATCGCCGGGAGTCGCTGAACCTTCGCGTTGCTCCCGACTTGAAGCGGCAGATCGAGGCATACGCCGAGCGCGTAGGCATCTCGATCAACGCTGCCGCCTGCGTTCTTCTCGCCGAGGGGCTGCGCGCTGAACGGAGGCGTGAGCGGTGATCCGCGCGTACAAGTTCCTCCTGCGCCCCACGACCCGTCAGGCGGTCGCGCTGGGCGAGATGCTGCGCGACCACTGCTCCCTCTACAACGGCGCCCTTGAAGAGCGCCGGGACGCCTGGCGGCACGCCTCGAAGACCACCGTCCGATACGGCGACCAGTCGGCGCAGCTGAGGGAGATCCGGGCGTTCGACCCGGGGCGGCAGGGCCGCTGGTCGTTCTCCTCCCAGCAGGCCACCCTGCGCCGCCTGGACAAGGCGTTCCAGGCGTTCTTCCGCCGGGTCAAGGCAGGGCAGGCGCCGGGCTACCCGCGCTTCAAGGGGGTCGGGCATTTCGACACCGTGGTGTTCCCGAAGGACGGCGACGGCTGCCGCTGGGACTCCACCCCGCACGATGCGCAGACCCGTGTACGGCTGCAAGGCGTCGGGCACGTCCGCGTGCACCAGCACCGCCCCGTGAAGGGCTGGGTCAAGACGGTCTCGGTCAAGCGTGAGGGCAAGCGCTGGTACGTGATCCTCGCCTGTGACGACGTCCCCACCGAACCGCTGCCCGCCACGGGTGCCGTGGTCGGCATCGACATGGGTATCGCCTCGTTCCTCACCACCAGCGACGGCGAGCACATCGACAATTCCCGCCACGGTCGCAAGGCCGCTGCGAAGCTGGCCAAGGCACAGCAGGCCCTCGCCCGGTGCAAGCGCGGCAGCACACGCCGCCGCAAGATCCGCGAGCGCGTCGCCGCAATCCACAGCAAGATCCGCCGCCAGCGCGCCGACCACGCGCACAAGACCGCGCTCACCCTCGTGCGCGACCACGACCTGATCGCACACGAGAAGCTGTGCATCACCAACCTGGTCAAAGCCCCGGCACCGAAGCCGGACCCCACCCAGCCGGGAGCGTTCCTCCCCAACGGGGCGAGCGCGAAGGCCGGACTCAACAGGTCGATATCGGATGCGGGTTGGGGGGTGTTCCTGGGCATCCTCGCGTACAAGGCTGAAAGCGCCGGTCGTGTCGTGATCCCGGTGGACCCCCGCAACACCTCCCGCCGCTGCCCCGAATGCGGGCACACGGCGAAGGAGAACCGCCCCACTCAGGAGAAGTTCCACTGCGCCGGATGCGGGCACACCGCCCACGCCGACGTAGTCGGAGCACTCAACGTTCTCAGGGCCGGGCTGGCCCTTCGCGACGCTGCGGAAGTGGCTTAGCGAGAAGCCGCTTCCTTCATGGAGCGGAGGAGTCACGTTGCGGTAGACGATGCCGCCGGGCAGTCGCAGCATGCGCTCGATGCGGCCCCGGTCGAGGTTGAAGCTGGTGGACACGGTGAACACGGCGCGCCTCCCCGGTCAGTTCCGGCCGAGGGCGACGTACGCCCGCAGTTCGTTGCCGACGCAGCCACCCGACGGGCCTTGCGCGGTCAGTGGGCGCACCATGAAGTCGGCGATGTCCCGGTCCCGGTTCATCTCGCACAGCTTCACCGAGAGGCCCTTCAGCATCTCGTGCGCGTCCCGCAGCACCTCGCGCGCGGAGGCGTCCAGCGCGGCCGTCGTCGGCGGCTCGATGTCGTCGGGATTCGGTGCGCAGCGTACGACTTGAATGACGACCTCGGCGACTTCGTAGGGTGCGTCGCAGGCGTTGCCGATACGGCGGGACAGTTCGTCGGGGAACGTCTCGGTGAGGAAGATCCGGGCGACGGACACGGCGAGGAGGCCGCAGTCGCACTCATCCCACGCGATCGCGCCGGGCACCACGCTGTGGCGGTCGGGCTTGGTGGTGAGTTCGG